AAATTCATGTATGTCCCTAGTAGTCGATTTAAGGCAACTTTTACTACTTCTGTTATAGTTGAACCAGAACCAATTAAAAGTACTCCAGATAGCCAATTAGATACAACGAGCGCCAGTGACGACTCAACAAGCCAAAGTGAGTCAGAGGCTAGCCTATCAACGAGTGAACAACTAACCTTAGATTTAGGAGATGAAAACAATGGATAATCAATCAAAAGAAAAAGTAATTACGTTGCTAGTCAAAATAATTTTATTTTTCTTACTCGTGGCTATTATTGCATTCCCAATTTGGCTATTTACTGGCTTTGGTAGTATCGTATTCTCAATCTTAGTGTTCGCCGTTGAAATGGTTGTGTCATTAGGTATTGTATTAGTATATAGTAATTAGTCCTGTGAAAGGGCTTTTTTTATTGCTTATTTTATGATATAATATTAGTACACAAAATAACCGAATGGAAACGTAATAATGGCATGGGCTATGGATATAATCGTAACGACACTTCACAATTCACACATCTTCGTGGCAATCATATATGCCAGTTTAGTTGACATATTTCTCGGTATCATCAAAGCCGTTATATCTAAATCTCTAAATTCTACGATCAGCGCTTATGGCTTATTAAAACACTGTTTATTGATTTTAATCCCACCGTTAACAATACCTATCTTTTTTGCATTAGAATATGGCGACTATTGGAATGTATTTGAGACGTTGGTATTATTTACACAGGCACTTAGTTTAGCAGAGAATTGGATCGCATTAGGATTACCTTTCCCAGAATCAATAGCCAAGTATTTAGATAACGAGAAAAAAGAACTTATTAAACAATCAGATGACCCAAAGAAATAGGTTGTCTTTTTTTATTTAGTGTGATACAATGAATACATAAACTTAATTAAAAGGACAAATGAACATGAAATTTACTTACACAGAACATCTTGGATTTGATGATAACGGACAAGTAATCACAAACGAGTATAAGTTTTTACGCACAATCAATACCGAGAAAATCTTTAAAGATGAAACTGGTGATGAATTTAACGCCCAATTAGGTGAGGTTGTAAGTCGATTGGCTAGTTTTGAACAAGACCCCACAGACCCAGAAAAAGCCAGTGAAATTACTTCTTTACAGTTTATTGAGACACGCCATGACGTTTTAAAATTCTTGTACGCACAGACCGTTGATGGCGTATTAGTACAGAACGAAGATACACGCAAAGAATATGAAGAATTAGATTTGCCAGAGGGTGTATTGTTCAATCAATTTCTTGCTAAGCTCACAGGTCAAAAGTAAGCATAAGAATGATGATGGTGGAGATAAATATTACTTAATTTATAGGATAATAGCCTTTCTTATGCACCTTAATCAACCACTAAGTGAGATACTAACACTTGACATCAGTGAAGCAAGTGAGATTATCCGCCAGTACAATAAATTAACAGCCAGTAAATCAAAACCAAGTAAACCAAAAGGATTACCAAAGATTGATTATAGCCAACAAAAAAAGCCAAATGATTGATTTCATAAGGCTTTTTTATTTAATCTGGAATGGCACCAATCCATTCGGGGTCTGCTGATGTTGATGATGTACCCTCTCCTCTTAAACCTACATTAGCGTTGATTTGTCTATCAGTATAGAATGATGATAATAGCGGTGATTTACGAGAATGTATAACTAATGTCCATGTATATGGTCGGTTATCATAAGGGGTTCCTGTTACAAAAAATTGATTGTCATATCCCCCCACGTCTGGATCAGCCCATGTTGGCATTTTTTCATTTAACGCTGTATTACCCGGACCAAAAGTAAAGTTACCAGCAGTATCATAATATCCGGCCTTAATAATATTACCAGTGCGAACAATTTTCAACTTTCTATTAAATGCAAATATCATCGACCCAGTTCTAAAATATGACTCTATATTCATTAAAGTCCACATTCCGGTACTTGAGTCTGGAAACGCAGTAGATGATGAGTGTGACGTATTGGCTTTTAATATAGCGTTTTTTAAATATCCATTGTCAGTATTACTGCCATTTAGCGAGTTAACCATTACTAAATCACCAGCGTTATATTGCGTGTTAGGTTTCCAGTTTGGGTAAATTCCTGATGTAATTTGATTGGCAAATGAAACAGAGTTTGTACCATTAACAAGCCAAATTGGGATATTTGCTTTTGTATCGCCCTTTATTAAATCTCCAGATTGACTAGTGAAAAAACCGACTGTGTACTGGTTATTTCGAACTGTATCGCCATCTTGGTTTTGTTGAGTTAAATCAGCCATAAGTCCCAAATATTGAAGTCCCGTACTAGTTGGCGTATAAGTCTTAGTTTCTGTTAATTCAAATAATCGCCCTTGAACCAATGCCTTACCAGCGGTAACTTGAACGGAACCATTGACTAATGTTGGTACTAATCCTGTGATAATCCGATTACCAATACCACTAAAAACGGCTCCGTCAGCACTTGGCGATACGTTCATAAAGTCAGCCTGATATACTAATTCTGTGTTTGCTAATGTCATGTTTTATACCTTTCTTAAATCAAGTCTTGTAGTTTGTATAAGTAGAATTCAAACGGTATTGTGCTACCTGTATTACTTGCCACAGAGACGGTCACTGTATTGGCGTTTAATATGGTTTGAATAGTACTATATACAGAAAGTAAGTTGTCCCAATACTTTGAAGCAGGAAAACCTTTATTTAGTAACGTAAATGTATCGAAGTTATCCAAGGAGTAGCCAATCATATCACTTGAAATTTGAAGAGGTACGTTTATTTGGCTTGTTGTTATAGTAGCTGACAAACCACTTGGTGCCGTTAAAGTCACGTTTACAGGGGTTGTTTGTGATGGTATATTGATTATAAACCCATTATATCCATCTGTTTTAACCTCGTCTGTGATGATTTGGTAGCCGTATTTGTATGTTGGTTGGTGCTTTATGTCCTCTATATAAGTCACATCAACAATAGCTATATCAGCATAAGGTTGGTTTCCTGTCGCACTTGGTAACAAAGTCCTATTTTTGTCATAATAACGATAGTTATATTTTTTAGTTCCACCTGTATAGGGATAAACAGTTGCGCTTGTACGTTTAACAGATGATTGCCACCTACCAGCCAACTCTAATGTTAGTTCGGCTTGCATACCATTCACGTAAGGGTTTTCTATAAAGTCAATCGTTTTAATCTTAGCTTGTTTACTAAATATCAAATTAGGATTATTAGTATTTGCCACGGAAATTTGATTGATTGAATTTTGGTTTTTAGCTATCCATTCTGCACGTGCTTGTCTACCGTTATCATAGTTAGAAATAAAAGTCAATACCAATTTAACATCATAAGATGAATACATAAGTGAGATATTAGTTGCTGATGTAAAAATAGAGTTCTCACTAGGATTTAAACTATCAAAGCCTGACATGTCTAAATACTCATATCCGACATTACTTGGGTCACTAGAGTAAATAGTTCCTTCATTATTTTTTAAGTAAATTGTTCTAGTATCTGACATCTCTAGTCTCCAAATGTAATATCGTTATTATCACCTACAATAGCTTGATTGGTTGTGAAGTTTATCTCTCTTAATTGGCTTGTCACAATATTATCTTCTAAATTAGCCAATCGAACATATTGACCAATAAAAGGACTATCATACTGACCGATAAACAAGGGTGCACCATCTAATCTCATAACCATTTGGGAACGAATAGCGTAAATGCTTGTTTTTAATAGGCTTGTTGCACTTTCAACTAATTCTGATAACGTGCCATTTTGTAAACTAGCATAAGCCACACGAGGGGTTGCTCCAATGTTGATAATGCCGTTTGATGGGACTTGGCTTGTTACAATATTAAAATTCTCATCTAACACGGCGTAATAATTATATAATGAACCATCTTCCGTATATCCAAAAACCATAGATGTTTCACTATCTGCATTTCTTGATTGTTGAACATACTCCAAAACATTTGTGGTTTTCATGTCGATAAAATAGTTCGCATTGTCTATATTACTTTTAGCTGAACCAGTAACTGCCACTCTAGGGCTTGTTTCACCAATATAATAAGTAAATTGTATATCCCATGCACCGTGTAATCTAGCAATAAAGTTCTTAAATATCGTATCAATCGTACTTTCCGTATTATCCGAATAATTAGATGTTTTAGTAATATCAGAAGTAATTGTCATGGAACCATTGTTTTTTAAATAAGGGTTATTACCAGTTAAGAAGTTCCATACACTCATAATTGCATTAGCCAAGTTAACCTGTGGCAAGTAAGAACCTTTTTGGATATACACGTTTTCACTTAAATTCATAATAGGAGCAAAGCGATACGTTCCA